ATGGGACATTTGTACCCGAGTCTTACTCTATGCAGAAGCAAGCTGTACCCCTCGATAGCATCGAGAAGGGTAATAAGGCTATGGCTATTGTTGATCTCAACCAGATTTGGTTTATCGACAACAAGTTTGGTGTCACTATCCGTCTCCAACAGGCTCTCTTCGAGCAGTCTGCCAAGCTCCCGTCATTTGCCTTTCAGGGTGTGAACCTACCCGATGATGACCTTCAGGTTGATGTCGAGGATGAGGATGAGATTGAGGAAGTTGATGATCAGTAAAAAAATATTTAGTTTAGTTTTTGAAAACAATTAAAAAAATTATAAAATCTAATTGATTCTGAAAAAAAATAAAAATATTTTAAAAAATCCTTCTTGGTAAGTATAAAAAACTTCTTACCAATAAGTAAGTATGTCAATCGAGAGTAATCTCAAAAAATTACTCAAAGGTGAGAAGGCTTGTATACCAGAACACTTCTTGAAAGTTCCTGTGTATAACTCACTCACCCTTCGTACTGGTAAGGGTAATCCTATAAGTGAAGGTAAGTTTGGTAAAATGTACCGTGGAAGTATCAATGATAATGGAAGGCGGTATGTCGCGTACAAAGAGATAGATACATCGGAAAGTACTGATGGCGCTTTTGAGTTTGAGTTCAAGGTTGCCCAAAAATTGAAGGAGTTTGCGGTTCCCGAGATGTACCTCTTTAGAAAGTGTCCCATCCAAGATAAAGCCATGGGTAGAATACGTACCAAGTCGGGTCATTTTGTCCAACCAGCAAAACGTACCAAACCCAAGGATATTCTTTACATGGAACTTCTTGATGGTATGTCGTTTAATTCGTGGTGGCAAACCAAGCCATCTCTTGGTGCGATAAAGTCTGTCATCACACAGGTTTTTGATAATCTCTACCGAATTAACCAAAAATTTCCAGACTTCCGTCACCGCGATTTACATGGAGGAAATGTGATGGTTACTCGGAACGAAACGCCATACACATGGAAAGTTGACCTCGGTCGTAAAATAATTCGGAACGACCCTGGCGGATCTTTTAGGAGTCGTCTCGGTTCACCTGATATCAAAAAGTATAAGCGTACGAACGCTGGTGTAGAAGCGCATATCATCGATTTTGGTTTATCATACTGGTCCAGGCGTATGCCAAACCCGGAAACGGCTGATGGTGGATATAAGGCTGCGGGTATATACGGACATGGACAAGGTCCAGGTACGATTTACTATGATATTCATAGGTTCTTGTATATCATTTATGTTAAGGTGAGACAGCCAGAAAATGCTAAGGAGCGAGCTATTAAAAATTTCATCGAAGAACTCATACCAAATAAAGAGTTCCTAGAGTATAACGGAAAATTTACCAGCCAGGGATATCTGGTTAGTAGTGACAGGGCTAAGCAAAATCTCCCCACATTCAAGACTATTCTGACACACCCATTCTTAACTGGTGAGAAATCACCAAATAGACCAAAGACTCTCACGGAGGCTCTTGAAATGCTTCCCAAGCCCAAGCCTCCCGTCAAGGTTAAGACACCCAAGGCTAAGACTAAGACTCCCAGCCCCAAACTCTCAAATACAGAAAAGAAGAAGAAGATGAACAGTGCGATTAAGAGGGCTGTGGCTGCATTAGCTAAGCCCAAAGCCAAACCGGCACCCCGAAGGAGACCTGGTGTTGTGCGTCCCAACCCAGTCCCTGAGATTCAACCAGCCAGTCCAAGCCCCAAGGCTAACGCACCTTATGCTGTGATGTCCCCCTCTAATATGATGGAATATGCAGCGAAGATTGAAAGTGGGAGGAAGAAGGCTGCGAACAAGTTAAATGCTAGGATTCAAGCCATCAAGGCCACGAAGGGTAAGACCCCCACACCCGTTCGTCTCAAGGAGAAGTTCTCTTTCGTCAATGTAAAGGGTAAGAAGCGTGAATTTGTCAGGAAGTTTGCATACGATAGGGCTTTGGCTAAGAACAAAGCTGAGAGGAACAACACCAAGGCCAAGACCCCCACACCCGAGGCTAAGAAGAACGAGTACTGGAGGTCTTTCGTTGACGTAAACGGTAAGAAGCAAGAATTTGAGAGTAAGTCCGCGTATCACGAGGCTAAGCAAAAGAACTTGAAAGCTTACGGTGCCAAGATGCAAGCAAAGATCAATCGTCAGATTGAAATGGGACGTCAGGCACGGCTTAACCCACAGAAGTACTCGTTTGTTGACTGGTATGGTAGGAAGCGTGAATACGTGAGAAAGGGTGCATATGAGAAGGCTGTGGCTAAGAACAAGGCATTTAGGGAAGAAATGGCGAAGCCAACATTTTCGGAAAGGGCTCTAGTGAAAAGGCAGCAACGCGGTCAGCCATTTTATATGATGACACCTCAAAACGTAAGGAACGCCATAAAGGGTGGTAAGAATATGAAGTTTGTTGGAGGATCAAAGGGTTTCAAGACGGTCACACCCAAGGCCAAGACCCCCACACCCAAGGCCAAGTGGTCTAACGCAAATAATAAACAATTCATGGAATTGTTGGCACGGGAAAAGAACGCCCAGAGAAAACTTGCGAATGAGATGAACAAGGCAAGGCCTCTCAAGAATGGACCATCTAACCCAGCGGTTGCGTACGCTCTCAATACTCCCAAAAATACCAAAAAGATAAACAAGTACGTGAACGGTCTATCAAATGATGAACGCAATATGCTCAAAAAGAAGATTTGTAAACCTTAAAAACCCTCTTCGTACCCTCGTCAACTTCAGAGAGTATCTTAAACTTTGGAGTCTTGACGAGTTTGTCACCATTCTTAGTGACGAATGATTTCATCCGTTCAACTTCACCACGGGGCATTTTCCTGGTGTATTTGAGTGTGACATTTTTGTTTCCAATAGTGAATACAGTTGAAGACATTTTTAATATTTACCTATAATAAAATATGCAGCGCTCAACAATTGTAGTTGCAGTAGTAATCGTCCTCGTTGCGTTCTTACTCTACAGGAACAAGACCAAGTCCTCCCCAGGTGGTAAAAAGTGGACCATTTACGGAACAAAGGGTTGTGGATGGACAGTCAAGCAGTTGGATTACATGAAGAAGGCTGGTAAGCCCCATGTGTTCGTCGACTGTGACAAGGGTGGTTGTGATGGTATGACCGCTTTCCCTACCCTCAAGGGTCCTAACGGGGAGAAGATCGTTGGATACAACGAAGTTTAAATCATTTATTATTCAAGAGTTGATTGTATCAACTTATCAATAATGAAATATGGAATCTATTTAGATGCCACGTACAATCTGAAGGGCAAGAGAAAGGATGAACGCATCGGTCAAGTTGCTAATAGGCTTGAGGATGGAGATGTGCTTCACAAGGGAGCGGTTCCACACGAGGCGGAGAAGGAATGTGCTGATGAGCACAACAAGTAAAAAGGTAAGAACCTCGGTGATAATTTCAGACCTGGACTTGGCTTTGGCAACCTCTTGAATCATTTATTACATATGGATATTTTTTTCTAGGTAAACTACAAATGAGGGCTCTTCCCCTGAGTGGCTCAGAAAGTAGGTATACAAACAGGCGGTGGTCGACACCAAAGGGTATTGGAAACAATAATTGTTACGCCTATGCCGTTGGAGACTACGAAGCATATAGGTGGCAAAAGTCTATACCAGGTGATCGTTCTGGTCTTTCAAATGGACACCATACCTATACCCACTGTACTGGACTTCCTAAGCGCGTCATTTCTGACAATCCTAAGAGTGTGTACAAGGCGGGTGCCAATGAAAAATGCAAAAAAGGATATTTCAAGGTTATGATGTTTGTTTCGCCTGGAAGACCTATGAACTACATCCGACAAGGGGATTTCCACTTTTACAAGCAACATGGGATGGTTGAATACAAAATCAAACCTGGGGATACTATCAAAGCTGTAGCCAAATTCTTTAAAGTACCTGAATCACGGGTAAAGAAAGGTGGTCAGTTTAAGGTTGGTAAACGTGTAATTTTTAAAGCCAATGTATTCAGTCACAAGCGTGGTTGGGCTACTGGTCCGCTTCTGACTGATGCTAAAGGTAAGGCCATCACTGACCCCCGTAAGGCTTCTAGGGACTATCCAGGTCTAAACTACGAGAAATATTGTAGTTCATTCTGTGTCAAGGACACTGGGATCAAAGTCGGTAGGACTCACCCCAAGGTCCGCTAAGATACTCTCAAGATCTGGTACTTCATCCACATCAAAATTAATATCAAATAGATCTAAAACCTGAAATATAGACCCCTCATTCAAGGACACAGAATTCGCCGTTGCTGTGTAATTGTTTTGTATAGTGACTGTAATTTTAAATTGTGTACCATCTATCACTTTTCGACAAATCGGGCATGTATTCCTACCTGTGTTCTTCCATTCCTGTAGACAGTGGGAATGAAACATATGTCCGCACCGGGCTGGAGGATTTGTCCTCGTACACCGGAGTTCATTTAGACATATGGAACATGTTGACATTCTATAGGAAGGTTTTAAAGTTTTTTTGGGGATTTTTCTCAGTTAGTAGATCTTGGAGGTATCCACGAGAGGATTGTCACACTTAATGCATGGTCCCTTACCTTGTACATTCTCCTGTACCTTGGTGAGGAGCTGAGGACCCTGAGATTGGAGGAGCTTACGGTAGGAGTAGTTGTCCTCGAAAGAAATACCATTTTGCTTCATAACATAGTTGTTAAAGAGCTGAGCTGAAGAGTTTACGGTGAAGCACCGACCATCGGCCATACCAAGTCGCTGCGACATATTGTTATTATACACCTAGAATTTTATTTGCCTGTTGGTAATTGTTCTCATCCAAGAATTGAATCCTTTCTCTTTGAGAAGTTTGACAAAAGGATCACATCTATATCCCAAATAAATATCAAATACATCAGTTTCTTCTGTGCGTGACACTCGAATCTGGGGATTTTCGTTTATGTGGTTGTTTATGATGTTGTAGGCAAATGCAATCTCCTTGAGGGTCTCCGCCCCTGTAATGATAATTTTACCAGTACTGAAAATACTGGTAGTAATCTCCTTCATATCCTCTGAAGGCTTGAACTTGATCTTCACTGCAGAATACCTATCTGGTTCAAAAGAAACCTTAAAAATGTCATCATACTCCTCAAACCAGTCGGCAACCTTCATGAGGTTGATATTGTAGTTGAGACTGAAGTTGGAGTTAATCATAACAACACGGAATGAATCCACAGGTACTTCAATTTTCAAATCCAAAAAGGTTTTGAAAATATGAACAAGTTGGGTGATGATGCGTTTGCAATCGAAGAGATCACAACAACCCGCCACTTGGATCGAACCGTTGGGGAATACCTTGACAGACTTAGTACTGTAGGTGTCGTGGTATGTTAGGGTCACCTGGTTGTAGAAAGTCGTCGGTTTCAATTTCCACTCAAAACCATCTGTTTTGGTACCCACACGTCGCATCTTATAGGAACCAATTTCTTCGAATAAACCTCGAAGTCGCTTTATATCAATCTGTTGCATAAAGCTCGACACCATAGTGATTGTTGTAATCTTTATCCATGAGGGTCTAGTCTCATCCGGTAGTTCTTTTCGTATCTCATCGAGAGTGAGGAGATACGAAAAGCTATTATTTGCAATAGTTGAATACATTTTTGGACATACTTTTTATAATGTGGGTGGCTCACTTAGGCCTTCGTTTAAGGAATTGTATACGTCACAGGAAATGGAGATGGAGATAAATCAGAACCCTTGTTAGAGTCATCTCTTAAAATTTCGACACCATTTTCTTTTATCATCAGAGCTGGTGTGTAGGTAGGTCTGTGAAAGCTAATTTCTACCTCCCCTATCTTTTTATCACTCGTAATCGTAAAAAATTTTTCGGGGGGTGTATGTTTGTTCCATGCAGCCATAGTTATGGCTCCATCCTCATCTAGATAACCCATGTCTCCTTTACAGTCCCAGTTGTTCTGTGTGTCGTGCTCACAATCATATTTAGTAGGCGCAATATGGAAAGTAATTTCATCCTTAGACACCCTATTTCCATCAATCTTTATATCGCTAATAACTGAACCATGATCACTATGTTCAGTCTCACTTACGATATGAAATTCATATGTGAAACCACCAGCTCCAGCTCCCGAGTCATCAGCTCCCGCTCCCGCTCCCGTGTCTGGGTCTTCTTCACCACCACCCATCATCGTCATAGCCGAACTTGAAGAACAACATACCACCAAAAGGCCTACACCGGCTAACATGGGCATGGTCGCCATTTTGTTTTATTACTATACTCTGGGATTTTTTTTTGGTTAAAGATGAGACTCTCCATTTAAGTACATGACCTCTTTCCTTAAATCTGCAAAGCATGTTTTTGATGTGGAGTCTGATCTCTCTTATGTTGAGATTGTCTATGACCGGTACATAAGGAACAAGGGATATTCGACCTTCACAGATTACCTCAATACAGAGCCTTTCGCTGATTGGGTATCATTAGAGTCTGGTAATCATTCAATTGTTTACGAGAAGTTTCTTGATACAATGGTTAAGAAGACCTTAGAGGTGAGACAACGTATGGCTGAACTGTCACTCGAAAGTTTCTTAACTTACGACCAGGACATTCGTAAGTATGTGCGTGTAGCCCACGCAGTTAAGATTCTAGATCCAACATTCCAGCCACCCCGCATTAATATGGAGAGTGCTTGGCAAGTGGAGTTTATTAAGAAGTTTTGTAAGAAATCAATAATAGATTCAATTCAAGAATGTAAAAAGAAGTCTCGTCTCAAGTATTTCTTCAACGTACTAAAATTAATAGAATTAGAGCAATAAGAATAGAAATGACAATTAATTGGGTTGTCGTATTTTTACGCTCAACACCAACAACAACTGGTTCCCGCTCCCTGCCACACCCTAGACCATAATCGATATTACGTCGGGGTTGAACATTCCTGTCTATACGGCATGGTTGTTTCTCAGGTTTGCATAATCCAACTGTGCAAAAAACACTTTTACCTGTGGGTGGGATACCCCCACTTTTAGGAACTTCTTGGAAATCCTCGAAATTACCAGTCTGTCTTACACCTCCTGGAAGGGAGAAATCGCGTTGGACAAATGGGTTTACATCATTAATTGCATCCTCGTCATTGAGCATAAACTCACTCATTATTGTTATTACTTCAGATTATATTTCTTGTCCACCATCTTGATTTTATGTTCATCCCACATCTTGTCTAAATCGACATTTAGCATATGTGCCAATTGAAAGAGATAACTGAACACATCTCCCATTTCCATCATAACATCTGTTCCTCTCTCCTTTTTTAGATTTGTCTTCTTGTATGTTTTCTTATATTGTCGAATTGCGGATGCGAGTTCGCCAACTTCTTCTGTCAGGAGAAGCCACACTGTATCGATGGGGGCACGATCCCACCCCTTAGACCTGCACACCTTTTCTGTTTCACATTTGTATTTGTTAAGACTCATACTTATTCTACAGGGGACTCAAAGCTTTAATTGATTCCAATCTTATTGTTAAAATCAATTTTATTTCCGGTGGTACTGGTATTTACAGGTCGATCCATGGGTGTACTAATGGTATCGATATCCTCAGCATAGGCAATATATTGAGATACACCAGTTTGAATTTGAGACATGGCTGAAGATATGACCTTGCCGTTCATATACTTAACCTGTTCATTGACTTGAGTGTATTGATCACCAGAGTTGTTAATAAATACAACACGCATCATGGCGAATAAATCATCCGGGTTCTGGTAATCTATGGAAATGCCAGTCTTATTTTTAAACGCCTGACGAATTCCACGTTGAAGAAGATTCTTGTTGAAATCCGAAAAGAACAAAGTGTTCAGTGGGGTCTCACACTGCTGAATAGAATTAAGGTGGAGGTTATCACACATTTAATATAACCCCCGAAAAAAATTGTCTGTACATATTAAATGTTGACCATGTCCGACTTCGATGAGGCGTACGCCAGCAAACCCAACAATGTCGAACCAATTCCATGCAAGGCTCCCGAGTGCTTCGTGGGTTCTTATCCTCCTGTGGCCAAGGCTGGTGAGCCCGGTCCATTTTTCGTAAACACTTACCTTCTTCAACCCAATCGCAAAATGGAAGTGGCGGGAACAGTTTCTGTTCGAAGTGCTGACCTCGAGTGTAAAAAATAAGGTTAAAAATAAAAATTGAAGAGAATGTATATGAGAGTCATTAAACGCTCAGGTCGTATTGAGGATATGAGATTTGATAACGTCACCAATAGGATCAAGAATTTAACGTCTGGACTTTCAGACAAATGTGACTCTCAAAAAATTGCTCAACAGGTTTTTTCATCAATGTATGATAACATCACCACACAGGAAATAGACGTTCTCTCTGCTGAAATTTGTATTGGTTTGATTACGTCAGACCCAGACTATGAAGTTCTCGCAACTCGTATTATTGCGAGCAATATTCATAAAGTATGCCCTAACAACTTCCATCTCGCAATGCGAAAGCTTCAGAAGGCGAATATTATCACAGATGAAGTCGTTGAGGTTGCTCAACAGGTAAAAGAACATATTAAAACAGACCGAGATTTTGACTTTGGATATTTCGGTTTAAAAACTCTCGAAAAAAGTTACCTTCAAAGGGTTGAAGGAAAGTTGATTGAAACTCCTCAATATTTGTTTATGCGTGTTGCTATCGGTATTCATGGTAAAGATATCCCAGCTGTTCTCGAAACATATGACAAGATGTCCCAAGGTTTCTTCATCCATGCTACACCCACTCTATTCAATGCAGGTACACCACGACCTCAGATGTCCTCTTGTTTTCTTATTGCGAACAAGGGTGATTCAATTGATGGCATTTATGGAACTCTAACTGAGTGTGCACAAATTTCGAAGTGGGCTGGTGGAATTGGTATGCATATCCATGATATTCGTAGCAATAAGTCCCGTATTAGGGGTACCAATGGTCAATCTGATGGAATTATCCCAATGCTTAGGGTATTCAATGCAACAGCTCGTTATGTGAACCAAGCTGGTCGTCGTAAGGGTTCGATTGCTGTATATGTTGAACCATGGCATGCGGACATCATGGATTTCTTGGAACTTCGTCTCAACCAAGGTGACGAGGAGGCACGTTGTAGGGACCTTTTCAGTGCTATGTGGATTCCGGACCTCTTCATGAAGAGGGTCGAAGAAGGTGGTAATTGGTCTCTGTTTTGCCCGGACAAAGCCCCAGGTTTATCCGATGTATACGGTGAAGAATTTGAGGCTCTCTACACAAAGTATGAAGAGGAAGGTCTAGCTAATGCGACTGTACCAGCTACAGAAGTTTGGAAGGCCATTCTTAAGAGTCAAACTGAGACTGGAACTCCATACATGTTATACAAGGATGCATGCAATAAGAAGTCCAACCAAAAGAACTTAGGAACTATTAAGAGTTCTAACTTGTGTACCGAAATTATTGAGTATACAGACAAGGATGAGACATCTGTATGTAACCTGGCGTCTATTGCACTTCCAAAGTATGTAAACAAGGAAACGAAAACCTTCGATTATGATAAGCTTCATGAAGTCACTAAGACTGTGACTAAGAACCTGAATCGTGTTATTGACCGCAACTTTTACCCAGTTGAAACTGCTCGTCGATCTAATATGAAGCATCGTCCAATTGGTCTAGGTGTTCAGGGACTTGCAGATGTTTTCATTCTATGTGGTCTTCAATTCGACTGTGAGGAATCCCGTCTTATGAATGCACACATTTTTGAGACTATTTATCATGCCGCACTTGAAGCGAGTTCGGAGTTGGCTGAGATAGATGGTTCGTATGAAACTTTTAAGGGTTCTCCTGCTTCTGAAGGTATTCTTCAACCAGATATGTGGGAGGGTGAAACCAAATTCAGTGGTCGGTACGACTGGGATGCTATGCGTGAACGTGTAAAAACAAAGGGTCTTAGGAACAGTCTCCTTCTCGCTCCCATGCCTACAGCCTCCACCGCGCAGATTTTGGGTAATAACGAATGCTTTGAGCCATATACAACTAATATCTATTTGCGCCGCACACTTGCTGGTGAATTTGTTGTTGTCAACAAGCATCTCGTCGATCATCTTAAGAATGTAGGTCTCTGGAGTAAGGAAATGAAAGACCTAATGGTTAAGGCTGGTGGTTCTATTCAGAACATTGTAGACATCCCTGATGATATTAAAACTCTTTACAAAACCGTGTGGGAAATTAGTCAGAAATGTATTATCGATATGGCAGCTGATCGCGGTAGGTTCATAGACCAGAGTCAGTCGATGAATCTTTTCGTTGAAAGTCCCACAATGTCCAAGTTATCTTCGATGCACATGTATGCATGGAAAGCTGGTCTTAAGACTGGAATGTACTACTTGAGATCTAAGGCAAAGGCTCGACCAATCCAGTTCAGTCTAGAGCCAGATTGTGTGGCCTGTTCGGCTTAAAGTTTTGAACCTAAATATGAATTAGAAAGATGGACAAGGCTATCGACAACTTACAAATTAACGCATTTAATAATCGGAAAATTGTCATAAGTACAAAGCAGGGTACACCCCTACGTGTCCAATTTCCTCGGATGTATATGCCATTTGGTGTATCAGGGTTTACACCTGAGGTTGGTCAAACTAAGTATAATATTGACTTTGCAATCAAGGGTTATGACGAGGAAGATAGCTACATGAAGAAATTTTACGACTCTGTGCGTAAACTTGAGGATCAAATCATCGATTCGGTTGTCGAACAAAGTGAAGTAATTTTCGGAGCACCTATGACAAAGGAGCAATTGTTACCAATGTTCAACTCCAACGTAAAGGAGGCACCTGGTCGCGAACCAAAGTTTCGCGTTAAGGTTGATACGACTATGGATGATCAAATCAAACCAAATGTATTTGATGCGGATAAAAACCCACTAAGGGATAATGCGACTAATGGTCTCTATGCAAGAAATTCGGGACATGCTATTGTTGAACTCAATAGTGTGTATTTCTTGAACAGAAAGTTTGGGTGTACATGGAAGCTTCATCAGCTGATTGTTTACGAGCCACAGAACTTGAAGGGATTTCAATTCGTTATTTAGAATTAGATTTACTTAACATTAATATACTATATATAGCCTGAGCCTCCTTGAGCAATTTACCCTGAACCCTGGTAAATTTCTGTGGGTCTAAACCAAGCTTGATTTTAGCCATTCTTACAGATTCTGACCACTGAGTGAGTGTCATCTCTTACTTACTAGCTTTGATTATTTTTTTGTAGCTCTTGCTACCCTTCTTGGGGACGAGGCAAAAAGAGTCCTTCTTCTCAGCCTTCTCCTTCGCGAGTTCAATGAAAGCCATGAACTTGGGGTTCTGCTTCAGAGACTTCTTAGCAGCCTTACTCGCCGCCTTGGAGATAATACGTCCATCCTTCATTTGGAGATCCTTCTTGGTGAGACCACCAGAGGTTGCGTTAGCGTTACCATGGAAAACTTCGGCGCGGGAACCAACAGTCATTTATATTAAGCACGGAAAATATTCTTGATGTCCATAATAGATATTTTAGCTGATGTCCTGTTCACAGGAATTTGTGTTTTTACACGGTCATCATTGAGAACCTCTGAACACACGATAGATTTATGACCTTGGAGTGCCATCATTTCTTCTTCTACACTCACAAACCGCGGACACTCCTTGTAGACCAATTTTTTAACGTAGACAGCTTGAGTTTGACCGGTTCGATGACTCCTACCAATCGCCTGTAATTCAGTTGCAGGGTTCCATGCTGGGGATGTTATGTATACTCGAGTCGCATCCTGCAAATTTAATCCCTGCCCCCCACTCTTAATCTGAATGATGAAAACAGCTCCTGGGGCTGCACTTTTAAACGCATTTATTTGCCTGACCCGTTCATCTTTAGGAACTGACCCATCAATCCTGAAAACTGGACAGTCCAATTGAGACTGAATATAGTTCATTTCACCCCTGAATTGACAAAAGATGAGACTCTTCTCCTTAGGGTGTTCTTGAATCATCCTGAATAAAGTTTCCATCTTATTAGATCGACCTTCCCACTTTGTTGGTTTGGTTCCATTCTTCACACCAACCCCATTTAGATACATCTGTGGCCAAATCATACACTGCCTGGCACGGAGGAGGCACTCCAAAATGACCATATTTTTGGAGTTAAGACTTTGGGCATTTTTGAAGGCATCTTTGATAATATCCTGAGCCTCCAAAAAGACAAATTCGTAGAGAGCCTTCTCTTCTTTGAACATATCAAGTTCCACATTTTCAAACGTACAAGGTGGGAGCCGAAGACGTTCGTTAATCTTAGCGAGATCATCTTTGGTTCGACGAAGGATATAGATATCTTTGATCTCTTTAGTCCTTCCTTGAACAAAATTCTTGGGAATTCCCAAAAAAGTACAAAGAGACACAAAATCATCCATTGAATTAAATACCGGTGTACCAGTCACAATCCATTTAATATCTGTCCTCAAACGGCACACACTTTTGAACAATTTCGAAGACTTGTTTCGAATCTCGTGGCCTTCATCCAAAATAACGCGATCCCATGTCATATAATGAAGTGGAGTGGGTGCACCAACCTCAGCACCTTTTATAGTGAGAAGTGTGTAAGGTGCAATAGTGATATGTGAATCACTACACACCTTACGTTCATTTCCATCGTAAATGTTTACGGTAAGATTGGGTGCAAATTTCTGAATTTCCTCATGCCATTGAGTGATAATAGATTTGGGCACGATGATGAGTGTACGACTTCGTGGATTTCCAAGTATTGTAGAAATCAATTGTACGGTCTTGCCCAAACCCATTTCGTCACATAAAAAGCCTCCCTTGGGTCCATCACTTTGGTTTTCCATTCCAAGCATCCATTGTACACCTTCTCTTTGGTAGGGTACGAATAGACGCCCGTTTAGGGAGTCTGTTGCGAGTTTGTATTGGTCTTCAGTCGTCATCGTAGAAGTCCTCCCCGGGGAGTGCCTCAATTTCACAGACAACTGGTGCAGGTTCTTTTTTCTTTCGAGTCTTCTTCAACTTAGGTGGTGGAAGTTCATCTATGTGTTCTCTAAAATAGAGAACTTTGTCCCAAAATTCCCTCATGACTGGGAGATAAGTCTTCCACCATTCACGATCACGGGGAACGTTAACTACATCAAATTCTTCTGGTTTAGGCCAATTGGTTTCAGCTGGTTTGTATTGGATGAAGTCTGCCGATTCTAGGTCTAAAATCTCCATACATAGTTGAAGCTGTGGCATGTAATGAATAGGCACTTCCCCAGGTATGATCGCTCTTTGTGGAGGACATTTAATCTCCACGAGTTTACCAGATTCGGTGACACCATCAGGACTTCCACCCAACCAATCTTCAACTGGGTGGGGGCAAAGACCAAGTTCATGGACAACCTCCCCATGCCTCTCTTCATATAGAATACGTGCCTCGTCCTCATATTTCTCACCGTGTCGTGTAGCTGCATTTCCGGTAAACTTTTCACCGAGACCACATTTTTTGAGTAGAAGTCCTTCAGGTGTTTCGTATTTATTAACACCAATGGCTGTAGCTGCATCTGAAGCGGTTAACATTTTGCCACGAAGAGCAAGCCATTCTTCCGACTTTTGGGCTGCATACTCACGCTCTAACGCTGCTTTAACATTCGGGTGCATGTTAACTTAATTATAATTGTATTTTTTAACCTCATCTAGGACTTGAAAATACATTTGTGCTGCATTTTGTTCAGCTTGTTTTTTACTTTTTGCAGCACCTCTCGCACGAAACATATTGTCGATGTAGATGTCAATGTAGAATAAACCTTCGAGATGAGCACATACACGGTATTCTGGTAGTTGCCAGTTATTTACCTGACAATGACGCATGAGATGGTCCTTATAGTTATCATCAACCATGATAGAATTCATATCAACAATCTCAGGATCTTGGTAAATCCTAAGAATAAACTCCTTAGCATGGATGAGACCAATATCCATATAAATAGCACCAATGAGGGCTTCAAAAACATCCTCAAGAATTTTTGGATTGTTATTCCATTGGTTGCGCATACCCTTTTCATCCATAATCACAAGTTCGTTTAAATTGAGTGTATTAGCAATCTTAGCTAGGGTTTCACCACGTACAAGCTTTGTACGAGCTTTGGTGAGGAACCCTTCTTGCTTACTTTCGTATCGATCAAACAAAAACTTAGTGATAACAAACCCTAGTACGGAGTCACCAATAAATTCAAGTGTTTCAAATGATTCTGTAAACTGTTCATACTCTTTTAGAGCGGATTTATGTGTAAAAGCTCTTTGGTACAAATCAAGATTTTTGATCTTTGTACCAACAAGTTCTTCAATTCGTGTCTTATCAACAAAGACAACCATGTTTTATTATGTTATGTTTTTATTTTTTAAGCCTTTTCCTTCTTGATGTAGTGAGGAGAAAGGTACTTTTGGAGGTTAAGGTAAGTAACAACAACGTCGGCGGGAGGCGCGAGGAGGTCCCGAAGCTTATCGTCGAGAATAATCTGGCGGCCGTTCTCGGGGTGCTTAAGACCCTTCTCAGTGATGTACTTGTTAACGAACTTGGTAACCTCCGAGCGGGAGATGAGATCTCCTTCGGGGAGGGCAAGAAACTCACGCAACTTAGGTGTGATTTCCTGCTTTCGGTTGAATCCGTTGTTCTCGGCACGCTTCTTGGCCTTCTCACCGTCAGGATCCTCCTGAGTGTTCTTAACCTTGCGTACAAGCTTAGTGAGATTCTTTACATCGTTGCGGAGGGCGGCAATTTCGGTCTGGATAGTTTCAAGAGACATTATATCTTTCTTACGGACGTAATCTTTAAGTCTAGATGAAAGAGACCAATAAGTACCACAATACATAATAGAATTGAGATTGATACTTCAACGGGTTTAAGGTTCTCGAGAACATTGCGCTGGGTTGGACGGTCTATGAACCTGAATGGCTGACGGGAACCATCATCAGGGCATCCACCAAAACAGCAGTCTTTGGGGCAGTGAACAACGTCAGGTCCCCGTCTGGTACCGCAGAACTGATTGGTTTCACCTTTGTATGCATAGCACCTACATTCGTCGATCACTCTACAGACCATATTATTATATCATGATATAATAATGGACGATCAAATCTATTCGAAATCTACCATTGAAAAATTCTTAAATGAAAATTTACTTTTCAGGGATGCCAAACTGAAGAAGTATTATGATAGGAATTTGCAGAGGGACCTCGGTAAATTTAGGAGTCGGGTTCACAGTACCCACTCTAATAAAGATTTTGAAAGAGTCATATATCTTCTCATAACAGACTCCCTCAGGGATATCATCCTAGAGACTGTTGGTGAACTATCAGAGTATATGAAGGATATGGGTGACATCATCGTGAGTGGAGGTGAAGCTTTCAATTTATATGTGGATTTCAATGACAGAATAGTCACACCCGATATAGATGCAAAGTTTGTCCCCCGTATGGCTGTAAATCCAAAATACTTTGGAAAACTTCAAGCAACTAAGTTATTATTATGGAACAGATTGGGTGAGATATCTAAACGCTTGAATACCAGAGTGAGGAAACGATTCGTAAATATGAAAAAGAAAAACCCTAAGCTTTTCAAGTTTTTGGGTATAAGTCTAAAACCCTCTGGTTCAGTTGTATCTCGTCGGTATACTCTCATAAAGAAGAAAAAGGGGGGACTGGGAAATAAACCCACTAAAGGTGACGTATTTATCGATGTAGAACTGTTTGCACTCGATACAAACTTGCGCTTCTTTTCTCCAAAGACTGGTAAAATTGAAGATGTTACACTTGGAGGTATGCTCGATATCCCATTCATGCGACCTAAGGAGTTTGGGTACGAGGTAGTTTTATCTAGACGTAAAGGTATAACGTATAAAAACTATGATACGGGTAAACTAACTGTAAGTAACAAAGTATACGTGGCGAGTAAAGAGTTTCTAATTGAAGATATTTATTTGATGAGTAAGTTGAATCTTCGTCCAGATAAGAAGGCCAAGGATCGTTTACGTCTCGCAAAACTTGGTCAATTATTTGACAAGAAAATCAAAAATTCAGATTCTATAGATGATGTATTCAGGCGTGTAAGATCTAAGATTATTAGAAAAGCCCCAGCCACGAAAAAGAATGGGCGCGTTTCTATGAACAAAGCAAAGCGTGTAGATCCATACAAATACAAAAACTTTACGACTAAACCATCAGAGGAGAAGTTATCCAAACAACTCGTTCAAGGATTAAAACCAGTTGTCGGAAATGCTAAAATTAATGGATACACAAATTCATCGGGTAACAAAAAACTTAATTTGAAAACACTGAAATGGACTAATGTCAAGAACAATTCTTACGTAAAGAATGAGTTTAAACTCAGGGCAACAAATGCGAAGAATTTACCAAAGAATTTCAACGTTTCGAATACTTTATATGGTTACAAACCCAGGAGAAATACATGGGTCAATAAGAATGTGCTTAATAAATCCGCCGCCATCCCGTTTGTTGGGTTAAAGAAATGAAACCTAATATAGACATAAATGATTTACAACACCCCAGCCAAGGGTGAAGATGGACTCTATTTCGTAAAGGTTCTCAGTGATGAGAAGCGTAAATGCCTTGTTCAGCTAAACAAGGTAAAAATTACTGACGTGTCAGGCGAGGTCGTATTTGATGTCGTTTCTGATGCGAATACAAAGAAGATCGGGGACATCGATGAAGGAAATCTTGCGGCAGCCCTTGAGAATTGTGAGAGTTGGTTTGGTAAGAAACTCACAGAAAGTGTCATCAAGGGTGCTTACACTTCCAACCTCGATAATGGTGCGATGACCTGCGACCGCCTTGAAGTCACCAAGGTATACAACGCACAGCAGGAGCTCGTCGATTTTGACTCACTCCAGACAGGTAAGAATTGCAATGTCATTCTTGAATTTGCCGGACTTTGGTTTGCCAAGAAGGCTTTTGGTCCCACATGGAATGTTGTCCAGGTCAAGGTTCATCCAGATCCCATCCTAGATGTATACCCAGACCAATATGCATTTGTCGATGAGGAGGATGAATAAAAAAATTGTTAGTAATATATAAAAGATGTTCGGTTTAAAAAAGGGTCGTAACCAAAATATTGTTATGCTCCTCGCCGTAGCTGCCCTCATTTTTCTTCTATTCCAAATGAATTCCAAGTCTGGTTATGCCATTGTTGAGCGTGAGTACTCCGCGTTCGGTGCGGCCCCAGCCGCTGGCCCCACCGCTGGCCCCGCCGCCGCCTCCAATGGTTGCGGTATGGACAAGGGTACCGGTCTCGCGTCCTCCCTCCTCCCCCGTGAGGTCGCCTCCTCCGAGGACTTCGGTCAGTTTGCCCCAGAGGACATCCTCAAGGGACAGAACTTCCTTGAGCCCCGTGCCCAGGTTGGCTTCCCCGAGACTGTCGGTGGTGCTCTCCGCAATGCCAACCAGCAGATTCGTAAGGATCCCCCTAACCCCAAGGACCCCTTCGTGTGGAACAA